AATATCTTCCCCAATATCCTCGTGATCCCCGACCAATAGAGTGATCATAAAATGGATCATCAAACCACACGCTTTCATCTTTCATAAATTTTATATGTTCTTCTCGATTATATTTTTGAATTTCATCTTTCAGTTCAGTAATCATCATGTGACTATTCTTTTGTTCTCTTGAAGACAAATGTCTCAAGATTATTTCACTCACATCATTGGGTATCTCCGACATCTTAGAGATTGTGTCATATATAAGACACCGCTTCAACCACATTGGGAGTTCGCGCATATTCATGGACGACATTTCACAATGGTCTTTGTTTTGTTTAATTTATTTAAAACACTAAATCAAATTTACAAAGATAAAAAATTTTTATTATTTCATATTCATTAATTATTTAACATATGATACAAGAAGATATTGATGGAGATGATTTTTTATTGGTATCTGACTAATATGTCTTATTTGCCTTACCTCCGTTAAGAGGCACATTTCGTGCTGTTGTATACAATGGTGCGTATGTCATAAATTAGGTGTGAATCTTTATTGGTTCGGGTCAAGAGGAGGCATAGGAGGTGATTGAGATTTCTCAGAAGGGGATATTGGTTTCTGAGTAATTTTACTCTCAAACATTTGGACACAATCTTCTTCTGGTTCTGGGAGAAAGATAAATGCTTCTTCAAAGTGTTGGATCTTCCCTTCTCCATGATTAAATACTAACTCAGATTCATCTTCATATCCAAGTCCTCTTCTACCGAAATAACCTGTAACTAGTGGAAGACCACCATTTTGTGGAATATATCCACACATACGATATTGTCCATAATCTTCTTCCCTACAAAGCGGTTCAAATGCCAGTCTCTTAGTCAAACAACACTTGTGGCAAAAGTGTCTGCACCGCCTACCGTCGCGAGCGAAGGAAATTTGATCTAATTCACTTCTTCTCGCGCTACAATATTCGAACATTTTCTGATAAAGACAATATCCAGAAGTTTTTGACGGACAAGAAGTGCCACAACATTCTGTATGGTGTCTTTTGGGATATGTTAATCCATTACGACCTTCATGATAAAACCTTTTAGGGAACTTGTGTGTAGGTTTTTCGTCTTCTATTATCTTCTCATATTTCACATCATCGCCACGCTTCTTTTTCATTTTCAATTCTGCATCGAAATCTTCTGGAGATGACGCTTTATTTTTTAGTTCTTCGTTCTGATATTTCAAGGTCATTTCGCTAACATAGTGATTTTCAGGATTATCATTCCATGTAGATCTTCTAGTATGCACCATCCAGTGGGGGTTAAATGAAGGCATGATGATCTTACCTTCCAATTCTTCAGAGACCTGTTTTTGGCAACAACAACTTTCTTTTGGTAAAAGACATGTAGGGCAGCAAAGTAGTTCGTAGGTAGGTGTGAATGTTTTAGCAGTCATGTCTTTGTATTTTGTTCTAGTTTAGAACAAACTTTCAAATTTAGAAAGATAAAAAAAAGTGTATCATAATGTAAGAGAAGGCAAGAGACAAGACAATACTAACAATACTTTTTCCATCTCATAACAATCTTTATTGAACTTTCACTACCTTGTGATGCCAAACAGTATCTCCTTAAGACAGATTTAGATTTACCTGATCTGACACGAGGTCTTGAAGGCGTGTGTTTTACCTTCTTACCCGTGTTGTGGTCAGGAATAGTGATAGATGAATGGATGAGATCTTCGGAAAAATGAACTAACTTCTTACCTGGGTAAAAGAGCGAGTCAAAGACTTTATCCTGTATAGTGCAATCTGATTTAGTGACAGGTTTTTCATGGAACCGGTAATGAGGTGCCTCTGAGACAGTCCGCTCCAGAGGAGAATACTTGACTGCTTTGAGAGCAGGGCAGGTGCGAATATTGTGACCGGTTTGATGGCAGTGAGAACACGGCATCGTTGATCGTTTGTGAGCGTTTGAGCGTTGATTTAAATTAAAAAAAAATTTAACAATCAAATTTTAAAAAAAATAATAGTAAGAGCAATATAATCAATAACAAGAGCAATAAAATTCATACAGAGCAACATAATATAACAAGAGCAATATAAATGATAGGAAAAAGACAATAATTATCTTAATTATTATTATCTTTATCTTAGTAAATTTGAAAAAATATTAAGATTATTTTAACAATGAATAACGAGTCTTCTGAACAAGAACTGTTTTTGGTATCTATTTATCATCAAGGACAACAATACTATAGAGATAGAGAAGGAAATATATTTAATTCTAATTCTGTCTTAGAAAATTTGAAATTGGAGTGTAAAGAAAACAAACAAACAAAAGCAACTATGGCAACTGTAACTATCAGCAATGCTCTCACCCAGGAAATCTACAAGTCAATGATTGGTGAAATTTTCGCCAAGTATGAAGGTAAGAAGGTCGGTGAAGAGTTCACCATTCAAAATGTAATGGAGGATTTTGATCTCTCAGGCGATCCTCCTGAATTGACTAAGAAGAATTCAGAAAAGAAAGAAAAGAAAGAAAAAGAAAAGAAAGAAAAGAAAGAAAAGAAACCTCGCAAACCATCAGCATTCAGCGTTTTCTGTAAAGATAACAAACCTGAAATTCTTGAAAAAACAAATGGAATCAAGTCGCAAGGTGATAATACTATCAAGTGGTTGAAGGTAGCAGGTGATATGTGGAAGGATATTTCATCTGAAGATAGGAAGAAGTATGAAGAAAAAGCATCTGAATAGAATAGTGTAGTATAATCTCTTAATAAATTTGAATTTTTAAATTTTTTTGTAAATATAATGGATTCTCTTATTAAGAGACTTAAAGACAATAATATCCGGTCTTATGATTTCAAAGATCTTCATGTTGACGAATATGTGGGAGAAGGTGGATTTAGTTCTGTATACAAATGCTTTATTGATGGTAAATTGTATGCGGTAAAAAGGTTGTACTTTGAGTTTGATGATTCTTTTGAACAATTCAAAAAAGATCTGTTTAAAGAACTAATGTTGAGCAAAATAATGACTAGTAAAAGATTTACTAAAGTATTCGGTTTTAGTTATGATTATGATGAAGAAGAATTTTATATTATTATGGAATATCTTAACAATGGTGATTTTCATTCATATATGAGTAAATGTTGTTTCTCCTATCAAGAAAAATTAAAAATATTTAATTCCCTTGTCCATGCTGTTAAATCTCTTCATGATATTGACTATATCCATTGCGATCTTAAAATGGATAATTTCTCTTATCATATGGACTATCAAAATAATAAAAAATATATGAAATTGTTTGACTACAATTGTATGGTAAAAGGTAAAAGTAATTCGAATCATATGGTGAAGGGAGATTTGATCACAAAAGGTTATTCTAGTCCTGAATCATATACAAAAGATCAAGTCTGTAAAAAATCAGATATTTATTCCCTTGGTGTTTTATTCCTTGAATTATTACTTAATCATGATCTTTGGTTTAAGAACAATAGTTGTGGAAGATGCCATAAAAATGTTCTGAATTATCTTAAACAATTTAGCAAAACAAATCCTGATCTTGCAAAAGTTATCGGTAAGTGTTTGTCTGAAAATGTTAAAGAAAGGTATACGTGTGATGAATTATATAAAGAAATTAAATCTTTCATTCAATAACAACAAACATTATTTAATTTTTATTATTTTATTTTTATTATTTTATTTTTATTATTTTATTTTTATTATTTAATTTTATAAATTTGAATTATATTTAAATAAATAATATAATAGTATATAAATATGTCTATCATAGAAAAAATAGGCAAAACAAGAGAAGTATTAAAAGAAATTCTAAATGATCAACAATTCGATGTAAGTAGTATTCAAACTCTTTCATATGAAGAAATAAATAGATTATTTGATATTATACCTGAAAATTCTTTAATATCTTCTATTGGTGGAGGTACTGCATGTAACTTTTCAGTTAAACATGATAAGATTCCTTCATATATATTGAATGTAATTTATCTCAATCTACCTGATAAAAATGGTAGTACAAGTAGATTGTCAAAATCTTTTAAAGATAAAATTATATCTCTTTATGAATCAGAATTATTGGATAAATATTCTTCATGTATAATTATTATTAATGAAAAAATAACTGATACAATACTAAAAATCGGTCAAGAATTAAATATATCTCTACAAGAAGAGATTGAAGAAATTCCTGATAGTATTAAAGAAGAAATAAAAACAAGTGATTATCATTTAAAAAAATCACACCTTAGGAGATGTTGGATATTTGATATTAATACATTAACAATTAATCTTAAAAAACATAGACTTGTATCGGAACATTTACCTATTCGCAATGAAGAAGAAATACAAGAAATATTATCAAAGAGTAATTGTAGTAAATCACAATTACCTGTTATATCAAAAAATGATATGATGGTTAAATATAATCTAAGTGCTCCTGGAGATATTATGAAAATTAATAGAACCTCTAAAATGACTGGTAATTATCCATTTTATAGATTCGTTAGATAGGTGATCCCATATGACTATTATTAATTCCACCATTATTATTCATTTTATTAAATTCTTCTCTATTAACTAATTTTAATTTTGTTCCTTTGTCACAACTGGGAGTTACTTGGTGTGTGTATCCTGTTATTATAAAAATAATTCCTAACAATAATAAAAAAAAACTAATACTCATTTATATTTAAGAAATAAAAAAAAATAATTAGTATGAATTAAATGACAACATGTTTTTTATGTAATGATGTTGTTAATAAATTAAAATGCGAAAATAATATTTATTTAAAAAAACAGATTCAACTTAATTATGAAAAAATTAATGAAGAACTTAATAGTAAGGGTTATACATTTATTTTATTAAATTTAATTTTTCATTTTATAAATAGTTATCCTAATTTAAAACAAATATATATTAATATTGAAAATGATAATGAATTAAAAATTATTAAAGAAATTATAAATCTTCTTAATCATTATGTTTTAGGTGTAAGAGATTGTAAATATTCTTTTAAAGAAATAACTTTTAATATGATTAGAGAAATTTTTCATAGAGATAGTTTAAATGATGATAAAAAATATTTTTACAAAAAATTATTTGTTAAAAAAATTAATAATAATTATTCAATAGATTGTGAATATATAGATTTAGATTATAAAGATAATATTACTATTACTGAAGATATAAAACCTACAATTTTAGAATTTAATCAATCCATTTTTTCTCATGAACATAGTTGTTGTGAACATATTGAAAAATGTAATGATAATTTAAGTATTCTTCAAGAAAATATTAAAAATTTAACTGAATATAATAATAAATTAAAAAATGAAAATAATATTAAAAAAAAAATTATTACTAATTTAATAGAAAAAAAAGTAAATATTTATATTAATTTACAATATAGCGAAATACTATTATTTTCTTTTATTTGGGGAAAGGATACATTAAATAAAAAAAATCAAATGATTTTATTACGAAATATTATTTATAAATTTAATAATATCCAATTAAAAATATATTTTAATAGAGTAAAAATAAAATATTGTTAATATAAATGCCACACCACCATACACAAATCAACGATCAAGTTATAGCACGAATTTTACAAGAAGATTCAAATAGTAATTATGCAAGAAGTTTACATTTAAGAGAATTACAAGCACAAGCAAACAGTAATTCAGCAAATGAATTACAACAAAGATATACAAGAGAACAAATTGATTCTAATTATAATATGGCAAAAAGGTTACAAGAAAAATATTATAGAGAATTAGATAAAGATATTCCTGTTATTAAAAAAAAGAAAAATTTAGAAAAGAAAAATGTTGTTAGTCCTGAAGTATCTTTCTTGAAATTATTTAATGAATTATTACCATTTTTATTATTTATTTTATTAATCGTTTATTTATCAACATTCATGTTTTCTGGTTCTAAAACAAAAGGTTCAAAAGGTAGAAAGAAATAAATTATTTTTATAATATTATTTTTTATTATATTTATTTATTATATAATTATAAAATGATTGAAGGATGGAGTAATGATTATTGTAGTCAATTTGGAGAACGACAAGCAACAAGATTTCGTAATCCTAATGATTGTCCCCCTATTAAACATTGTAGATGGAATCAAGATACAGACCCATCATTATGTATTGGTGTTGATGATAGAGAATTAGACCCACCTACAAAAGATTGGAGACAATATTTAGAAGATAGACAGTATTCTGAAACATTAGAACCTACTTTTTCAGAATCAAGAAGAAGATTTGAAAGAACACTTGAAGAAGCACAACAACAATTAAGACAAAATAAAGAAAGACAAGAAAGAGAAAGAGAAACAGAAGAATTAGAAAGATTAGAAGCAAATATGAATACACCACCTGTATCTCCTCCTGAATCTCCTAGATTAGATGAATTAAGAGGAATTTTACGAAAACCTGAAACAGAACAGAGACAACCAGAAAGATTATATCCAGAAGTTTCTGGAAATATTCCTACACTAGATGTTCTAAGAAGAACAAGAGTTCAAAGACGCACACAACCTGTTCCTCAAGCAGAAGTTGTTGATCCAAGAAATTATCCTGTTGCACAACCTGTACCTCAAGCAGAAGTTGTTGATCCAAGAAATTATCCTGTTGCACAACCTGTACCTCAAGCAGAAGTTGTTCCTCCTTATCAACGTGATAGCAAACAACAAAATATTTTCTTAAAAATGAAATATTATTTTATTACACCTGACCAATATGATTTTGATCCTAACTCAAATGTACCTAGAGGAAGCGGTATGGTTAGATCTGTAGGTAGAAATAGACCTGTTTCTAATACACCTAAGAAAAAAACTGGTGTATCAGGTAGAATCCAAAAGAAACCTACTCCTAAAAAATTAGACAAACCAGCAAGACCTGAAAAAATTGTAAAAGAAAAAATTAAATCCCCACCATTAGATTTTAATAAAACATTAAATCAATTACTTCCTATCATACTTATATTTGCCATTGCAATTTATTTATTTTTTAATTTAAGAAAATGGAATAAACCTAAAATATAAATAACTATTTAAATATTATTATTTTATTATTAGTAAATGTTCTGGGGTATTTTTTATAAAATTTATAATTTTTGTTCAAGAAGATCAAAATTTATAACAACTATTAGACCTAATAAACTTTTTATTGATAGAAATAATTCATTAAAAATTGTTTCTTATAATATTGATGGATTATTTTTACATTATAATCATAATAATTATGTAAATATATCAAAATATATAAGATATTTATTCACTGATGAAAAAATAGATATAATTTGTTTACAAGAAGTTTGGGAAAAAAATATTTATGATTTAATTATTAAAAATTTAAATGATTTAAATTTATTTCATACATTTCCACCCACTTCTAAAAAATATTGTGTAGGAGAACATTCGGGATTATTAATAATATCTAAATATCCTATTATTTTATCTGATTTCGAAATATATGATAAATCAAATTTTACTTGTTTAATGACAAATAAAGGTATTCAATATGTTACTATTAAAGTTAATAATGATTATATTTCATTAATAAATACTCACTTACAAAGTTCATTTAATAGATATAATTTACAATATCAAAATACCACAATTAATCAAATAAATTTTATCAAAGATTATTTATTAAAATATAATATAAAAAATTGTATAATTTTAGGTGACTTAAATCTTAGAGAAAAATATATGGATTTATTTTTAAGTGATAATTCTGATTTTAAAGTTCCCTACAATTATAAAAATCTCATTTCATTTCCTGAAGAAAATGAATTATTAGATTATTTTTTATTTTATAATGATATATTTGAAGATAAAAAAATTAATTTTAAGATTTGTAATAATATTTATTATTCAGATCATTATCCAATTATGATAAATATTAATAAAAATTTAAGAAATAAAATTATAATTGAAGAAAATTAACAATATGCGTATAAATTTATAAATAATTATTATTTTATAAACAAAAAAATATATATAATATATAAAATGGATCCGTCAATGCTTTATAATTGGAATCTGATAACACCAACGGATGGGCAGAATGCTTCCATTAAGGGTGATCTAAAAAAGACGATCAGTGATGGGTCAATAATTAAATTAGATAAAGTAATACTTAATTCCAACGATTATATAATTGACAAGTTCGGCGATGATTATATTATTATTAAAAAAACACATGGAGATAATCGCACAGAGAATCATATTTTTAATAAGATAAAAATACACAAATCTTTAGCAAAAGATCAAGAAAAATTTAAAGAATTTAAAGAATTAATGAATGTATGGCCAGCAGCAGTGGAGAATGAGGGAAAACTGGTAAATGAGGCGGAGTTACACGGCAAAGCGGGTGAAATGATGCCGATTGGGACCATGATCCTCCTCCCGGACGGAAGTAAAGGAGTGGTCGAGGGATTCAAAAAGAGTAGTCTCGGTGCCAACAAACATTTAATATCCATCAACGGATTTCCAAGTTATAAAAAACTTAAGGGAAAGGATGATTGGAAGGTGATCCATAGCGGCGGTCGAGCAAATCGAAAGTCTAAATCAACTAGAAGAAGAAGAAGAAAAGCAACTATAAGTAGAAAATTAAATAAAAGGAATAGATCATCTAAAAGAAGAAAAAACTCAACTAAAAGAAGAAAATCAAATAAAAGGAACAGATCATCAAAAAGATAATTATTAATTTTTTTTTTTATTTTATTAAACAATATAAATTTTTCCTGGTTCATATGTAAAATCACCAGTTGCATTTTCATAATACCTATCACCAAAAGCAAATCCTCCAGGAATAATAAGCAAATCTATTTCTTTATCTAATTTATCTTCTTTGTGCCATATTTCAATACATTCATTATCATTAAAATATCTCATAGTATCATAAAAAAAATTTGATCCGGAATATCTTATTACACCAATTTTCATTTATATTTAATACTTAATTAATTTTTAAATCCATTATACTATCTATTATAAAATCTGGATTTTCTTTTTCTAAAATACTTTTTTTCGCTGCACCTGATAATACTCCTACTGTTTTACAACCTGCTTTTTTCCCTTCTTTAATATCTGCTACACTGTCTCCTATTTTTATTATTTCTTCCATATTGGTTATATTATTCCTTGTTGATAATTCATTAATCATATAAGGATATGGTCTACCTCTTGTAACTTCCTGAGATGAAATATAATCATCTATACAATTTATTAAATCGAATTTATCAATAAGTAATTCTTGTATTATTTTATCATATCCTGTATTTAAACAAATTTTAATACCATGATATCTTAATGAATTAAATAAATAAGGTATATTAGGATCTATTAATTTAACATTAGGATTTTCTGTATATTCTTTTTTTAAAAAATAATTTAATTCCGAATTTAAATTACTCTTAACTGTATCTGGACTATTCATTTTTTGTTTATCAACAAAATAACTTATTACGTCTGATTTTTTACAACCATAAAATTCATTAATATCACTTCTAAATACATTAGGATTAATTAATCTAACTGTTTTAAATAAAGCATCATAAACTATGCCTTTTTCTTTTATCACAGTTCCGGCCATATCACAGACTAACATTCGAGTTTGTGATAATTTAAACATTTTAATTAAATATATAAAAAAATTTTTAAATATTAAAATATGAATATTTGCGTCGTCCGGGACTCGAACCCGGGACACCAGTTTGGAAGACTGATATGCTAACCCCTACACCAACGACGCATAATTATCTTTATATTTTTTTTTTATAATTTAAACTCATTTAAAAATATTTCATTAATTAGTATAAAATGGATAGTGCATCATGGATATGGGAAGAAAATACAACATTAGTTAATGATTATAATTTATGTGAAGATGTAACCAATCATTGGTTATATTTTATTTTTTCTGGTTATCTTTTACCTCTTATTTCTCCTAGAGTTAGAGATTGGTTTAAAGAATTCTTAAATTCTATGAAAAATAGTGAAGTTGGAGGTAAATTTGTTACACTAACTGAATTCGGATTTCAAAAAGTTCAAGATATTGAAAATAATGATGAAATGAAAGTATATATTAAAAGATTACTCCAAAAAAAGGATCCTTCATTATATTATTCTGAAGAAACTATTCAACATTTAACAACACTTTTTTCAGGTGATGAAAAAAAAGGTGGAATTGCACAATCTTATAAAAAACTTTTAAAATTAATTAATAACGGAAATTTAGGGAGAAAAGTTGTTAGACCTTAGATACATTAGAAAAAATTTGTCAACATAAAATTTCTGACACTCTCACTTTTTCTCCTATCTGGATTTCTCTCTACCGCCACTAGCACTTGTCATTGTCGGTCACGGGCTCTCCACGGCACGGGTGGAGTATTCGCCGGAAAATCGGTAACTTAATTCTAATAGATCATTTCCTGTAAACACAAAGTTGTCGGTGCTTCCAGGGGAGGTGTGGAGTTCAGCAAGAAAAGTCCCGGGTGGAAGGTGGTTTCTTCCGTGCGACACCACTAGTCTGAAGCGGTGACCCCGCATACCCACACTCAATTTTCGCGTCATTCCGGGTGAGATATTGGTGTGGATCACCCGCGGCTGCGAAGTGGCGTACGGATTCCGTACGGGAGTGGGGATCCACACTATATCGAATGTAATGGCAGTGTGGATGGGGTTCTTTATGAAGATGTCGAATTGGGAGGCGGTACGTGGAGGGT